ACATAAAGAAGTTGGAGATTATAGAAGAATTGTTAAAGAAACTATTAATCAATATCTTAATCTTTATGAACACTCTGTTTTACCAGAGGCAATATATTGTTTTGAAAGTGCAACAAAACTATTTAAAGAAATGAAGGAGTTACATGATTTGGGATAGATTAATTAAATGGGAAAAAGAAACTATTGATTTATTAAATTACTCATTGGAAGAATATAATGAGCCTGGTATGGAAAGATTTAATAAACCTGGTTGGACTAATAGAACATGGAAAAATGAGTATATAAGAAGAGCTCATGTAGATGTAGTTGACGCTAGAGAAACTAAAGGTCTTTGGATGGCTCATGTATGTTTATTTCCAGAATTGACAAACGGTGGACCAATTTATGGATTTGATGTTATTGCAGGTAAGAATAAAGTAACAGGTGCTTTTCACGATTTTAGTCCACTATTAAATAAAAATCATCCATTAACAGAATGGTTTATAGAAGAGAATAGATGGTTTAAACCGAGCAAAGAGAGAGAATTACCAGATTGGGCGAAAGCTATTTTTAGTGGTGGTATGATAGCTGCTGGCAATGTACAAGAGGAGAAAGAATTAAATCAAATCTGTACTATGGCCGTGTCCAATCTGGCTAATTATATAGATAAAATTGGAACACATCAAGATGAAAGTACCAAGGAAGAGGTGGTTAAAGCGCAAAATTTCTATTGTGAACACCAACAACAGAATCCACATACACCAAGAGTCATGCAATCCCTTGGTTTACCTGACGAGGATATTAAATTGTTTTGTGCTGATAATCTCTTTCCAAAGATATAATTAATCTTATAAATATACCAGAAAAGGTAAAGAATTATGGCAGAACCAGCAACAAGAGAAACATTAAAACAGTATGCTTTAAGAGCATTAGGTAAACCAGTTATTGAGATAAATGCTGATGACGACCAATTAGAAGATAGAATTGATGAGGCACTACAATACTTTGCTCAATACCATTATGATGGTGTTAAGAGAGCGTATTTAAAATACAAATACACAGCTGCTGATAAGACTAGAATGACTGGAGATTCTAGTGAAACAGCTACTAAAAATTCAGTTTCTACAACATGGACAGAGGGTAATAATTATCTTATTATGCCAGAGAGTGTTGTAGGTGTTAAAAATATTTTTCCATTTACTAACAAAAGTAACATGAATATGTTTGATGTTAGATATCAATTGAGATTAAATGACTTGTATGATTTTTCTTCTACAAGTATTATTAACTATGATGTTGTATTAAGACATTTGGACTTTTTAGACCATATATTAGTTGGTGAAAAACCATTAAGGTTTAATCAGTTATCAAATAGATTGTATATTGATATGGATTGGAAAAATGATATTAATGTGGATGAGTATTTGGTTATAGAGTGTTATCGTAAATTAGACCCATCCGTTCATACGGATGTTTGGAATGATATTTTTTTCAAAAGATATGTAACAGCTTTGTTTAAGAAACAATGGGGCTCTAATCTATCCAAGTTTGATGGAGTAGCAATGATTGGTGGAGTAACCTTAAATGGTAAACAAATTTATAGTGAAGCCTTGCAAGACATTGACAATTTAGAAAATAGAATACGGTCACAATACGAAGAAAATCCAGACTTCTTAATAGGATAGGAACGCAATGGCGGTTAATCATTACTTTCAAGGCGGCCGAGGGATTGGAAACGCCGCTGAAAAAAGACTACACGAAGATGTTATAATAGAAAGTCTAAAAATTTTTGGACAGGATATTTACTATCTTCCTCGTACTCTGGTAAATAGAGATTTGGTAATGGGAGAGGATACATCTTCCAGATTTGATGATTCTTATTTACTTGAAATGTATTTTGAAACCAATGAAGGCTTTGCTGGTGAGAATGAAATTATTAATAAATTCGGTTTAGAAATTAGAGATGACACAACTCTAGTATTATCAAAAAGAAGATTTGAGGAACATGTTGCTAATAAGGCAACACTAACAGCTTCAGGTAGACCAAATGAAGGTGATATATTATATGTTCCTTTAATGAAAGGGTTTTTTGAAATTCAATTTGTTGAAGACCAGGAACCTTTCTATCAATTAGGTAATCTACCTGTTTATAAACTTAAAGTAACTCGTTGGGAATATGCAAGTGAGAAACTTGACACAGGCGTTGGTGCTATTGACCAGGCTGAAGACAAATATTCACTAGACCAATTAGCATACAAGTTTACTTTAGAATATGGTCAAGAAACATTAACAGGTGCTGGTTCAATAATGCTTGAAGACTATCACGATTATGCAACAGGTCAACCAGCGTTTTTAATGAACGAAGATTATACTACAGCAAATATACAAACACAAAGTCCATATGCTGGCAACCTAGATTTAAATACAGAGGCAGGTTATGATACGGTGGAAACTGCTGATGATATACTAGACTTTACTGAAAGAAACCCATTTGGAGAGATTGACGAATAATGGAAAGAGATAGACATAAACAACTAGTGGAACATACTAATAGAATTAACCTAGAAAAAAAAACTTTAGAGTTATCCAAAACTTTAAGAAAAGAAGTGGAAATAGGTGCAACAGGCACACAGAAATATAGAATTAAAAAAGGACCTAATAAAGGAAAAGTATTATAATGTTTGGCTCACATTTTTATAACCAAGGTATTAGAAGATTGACAATTGCATTTGGTCAATTGTTTAATAATATAATAGTACAAACAAAGTCAAGTACAGGTGCTATTGATAAAAGAATGAGAATACCTTTAGCATATGCACCAAAAGAAAAGTTTTTAGTTAGATTAGACCAACAATCTAATTTACAAGATGACAGAGAGTTTTCAATTGTATTACCTAGATTAGGTTTTGAGTTAACAGGTTTAACTTATGACGCTAGCCGAAAAATGAATAAAATGAATAAGTTTAAAACTGTTAAATCAGGTGAAGATGGTAAGGTTATGAATTATAACTATACGCCGGTGCCTTACAATGTAAATTTTAGTTTATATTCTTTTACAGCAACTGCTGAAAATGGTTTACAAATAATAGAACAAATTTTACCTTACTTTCAACCAGAATATACAGTAACCATAAACATGGTACCAGATTTAGGTATCAAAAGAGATGTACCTATTACTTTAAACTCTATTGATTATGATGATAACTATTCAGGAGATTTCACACGAAGAAGAGCAGTAATATATACTTTAAACTTTACTGCTAAAACTTATCTATATGGTCCAATGACAAATAGAAAAGTTATTAAAGAAGTACAATCAGATTTAGGTGCTGATACAGACGCACCTTTACAAAGAGAGGAAAGAATTGTTATAACACCTAATCCAACTTCAGCGGATGGTGATGACGATTTCGGATTTACAACAACCATTAGTTTCTTTGATGATGGTAAGAGATATAATCCGTCTAGTGATACTGATACATAGGAGATTTAAATGTACGAAAATAAATTATGGGTATTTGATAATATAATAAGTCAAGACTTACAAGAAAATATAAGATTAAAACTCATGTGTAATGAGTTTCCCTGGTATTTCATTAAAGATATTACGGATAATGAAAAAGGTAAACAAGCAAGACCTGGATTTGAGCACATGTATGTTAGAAATTTCCATGTAAATAGTGACCACCATAGAATGATGTTACCTATTTTAGATAATGCATGTGAAAAAATTGGTTTTAATTATTCTAAAATATTTATGGGTAGAAGTTTTTTACAATTACCTTTAGGTTTGCAAGATATAAAACGAGATACACCTCATACAGATTGGACAGAAAAACATTTAGTTGTATTGTATTATGTATGTGATAGCGATGGTGATACAGTAATTTATAATGAACAAAAAATCCCAGAAAATAAAAAATTAACTGTTCAAAAAACAGTAACACCTAAACAAGGTAGAGCAGTTGTATTTGATGGAAGTTATTGGCACACGGCGGAACAACCTAAATATAATACTAGGTTAATTGTTAATTATAATTTAGTTTAGGAAAAAATATGAGTAAATTAGAAGAAAATGTAAATGAAATTTTAGGGATAGAAACAGAGAAAAAGGAAGTACAAGTTTCTGATTTTGACCAACCAAAAGAGTTGGTAGAGGTGAAAACTCCTCCTGTACCTAGAACACTTGAAGAAAAGAAACATGATGTTGACAATGATTATGATTATAGTAGAGATAGTTATTATAAGTTAATTGATAAAGGTAATGAAGCTATTGAAGGTATATTAGAAATTGCAAAAGAGGGTCAACACCCTAGAGCTTATGAAGTTGCAGGACAACTAATAGGTCAAGTAGGTCAAACTGTAGATAAGTTACAGGACTTACAAAAGAAATTAAAAGATTTAAAAGAACTGCCTAACAAAACTAGTAATAATATAAAGAATGCTTTGTTTGTAGGTTCTACTAGTGAGTTGCAAAAGATGTTAAGGAAAGAAAGTCCTGAAACATCAGCTGAAAAGGCAAAAGAGAATGAAGTTATTGAAGGCGAAAGCAAATCTAAAGAATAAGATAGTTGTAGATATTTCAGAGTTGCAGTATATAAAATCTATGACACCACTTCCAGAACTACTGGAGGGTGAGGAATTGGTAAATCCTATAGAAGTTAGAAAGTATGAACTCTCTGAAACACCTAGAAAAGGTGTTAATGGAATTGCTTACGCAGAAAAAAATTATAGTGTATTCAGAGGTAGTCAAAGAGTACAGGCTGCTAAACAATTAGGTTATACACATATAGAGGCGGTGATTATAAATGGATAAATTAAAAACTTTTAAATATTTTTATGTGGATGATTTTGTATCAAAGGAAATACAAAATGAATTAGAATCTTCTTTACTTACGGATGAAATACCTTACTTTTATAATCATTCTACAACATCTAAAGAATATATGGGAGATAATGGTTTAGTTGATAGTGATTTTGGAGATAGAATATTTGAAAAAGAACATTTTACTCATACCTTTGTTAATAGAGGTAAAAGATGGTCTGACAAAACGGATATTTTAAGACCATTAATTAAACAACTTCCAGAAAAAGATGAGTTATATAGAGTCAAAGTTAATTTGTTGTTGCAAGATAAAAATGGTGACCCTGATTGTCATAATACACCTCATCACGATTTTACTGATTTTAGTTATTACATAGGATTGTATTATGTATGTGATAGTGATGGTGATACCTTTTTATTTGATGAAGATAAAAAAATAATGGATAGAATAACGCCTAAAAAGGGTAGAATGGTTTTTATGAGAGGTGATGTATTACATGCTTCAAGACACCCTATTAAGTTTGAAAGAAGACTAGCAATAAATTTGGATATAATGCCAAATGATTAAAGAATATAATTTATCAGATAATAGTTTTATGGGTGCTTGGTTTATAGGCGAAGATATTGCTGACAAAATGATGAAACATTATATTACAAATGAACACTATACAGTACCAGGAAAATCTTATAATCCTGACACTAAAGAAATGGACAATACAGGTAAAATATCTACTGACTTATCCGTATTTGCTGATGACGATAATGAACCTATATTAACATATAGAAACCTATTACAAACTTGTTTAGAAAAGTATGTTGAAAAATATGAAGAGGCAAACCACCAATTGGTAAGATATAATATAGTTGAAGATTTTAATATTCAACATTATAAACCTGGTGAAGGATTTTTTCCATGGCATTGTGAAAGAACAGGTGTTAAATCTACAATATCAAGGTGTTTTGCATTTATGACTTACTTAAATGATGTAGCAGATGGTGGTACAGAGTGGAAATATCAAAATTTAAAACTGCCTGCTAAAAAAGGTTTAACTGTTATATGGCCAGCAGACTGGACACATACACATAGAGGAATTATTAGTCAAACAAGTAATAAAACAATTATAACTGGATGGTATAGCCACATTTATGAGTAGTACAGACGCATATCTAGGTAACCCTAATTTAAAAAAGGTTAATACAGCACACGAATTTACTAAAGAACAAATAGTAGAATTTCAAAAGTGTGAACAAGACCCTATTTACTTTATGGAAAACTATATTAAGATTGTATCCCTAGATGAAGGTCTTATACCTTTTGGATTATATGATTTTCAAAAACACATAGTAAGGACAATACATGACAATAGATTTACAATTTGCAAACTACCAAGACAATCAGGTAAGTCAACAACAACCGTTTCGTACTTATTACACTATGCCTTATTTAATCCAAACAGTAATATTGCCATACTTGCCAATAAGTCCTCTACTGCTAGAGATATTTTAGGTAGAGTACAATTAGCATATGAAAATTT